GCATTGTCAAGAGCCATGGATTATTATCTCCTTTAAAATTGATTTGAATTTAAATACATCAATATGTATAAAAGAATTATACTTATTGATTCTCATCGATAAGAATTTCCACACAGGGTCAGAAAGTTTCTTATCAAAATCATCTTTGAATCCGATTATCTTGTTTAAGATAACCATTGTCTCCAATGAAATAGATTTTGATAGATGTTCTTTGATGATTTGAGGGTGTCTAGTCCCGTCAATCTTAAACATACCATCAAAGTCTTTATCTGTAAAGACATCTTCTATCTCAGTCTTGAACGTATAAGATAGTGATTGAAGGCGCTTCTTCCAGTCGGTGTAATTCTGCTCTCCGTTTCTGACGATTTCACCAATCCACAAAGACTGAGGATCATCACAACTAACAAAATTAGACACGAAGAATTCAACAACTTGACTATCATCTTTTTGCCTGCTTAACTTTTCAAAAAAGAACCGGTCACGTCTCTTGTAGAAAGATTGTAAAGAAGCTCTAGACTTACCACCGTAGCGATGATAGTCATAGTTAGATTTGGTAAAGTGATTCTTCAATCCAAGGTATGCCTTGTATGTATCAAATGGAGTCACCTTAGGTATCATATAGGAAGTTTGGCATGAGATGTTTTCTTCAGAAGATTCAACTCCATTGCTTCTGCTTTCAATCTTTCTTTGAGAGGTTTCGAAATCAGTTTAGGAATAGATTCAATGTCTAGACTATTCTTTTCACAAAAATATACAATTGCATCAACGTATTTCATTCCATTACCGTTCTTGACAATGGCTTCAATCTCTTCTGCAAAAGTTCGACTACTATAGAATTTCTTTTCTATAATTTTATCGACACTTAGTTCTTCAGGACTTTGCATATTCTCTGAGTTTAGATTCCACAAATTCGTGGATGTACTGGATAAGTAACTTAATATACTTGGACTTATCGTATTCTTCATAGACTTCTACCTCCCCATTTTCACAGGTCATAATGATTACAAATTTTTTAACGATGAGACCCTTCATCTCATACAACATACAAGCATATGCTGCACACTGGACAAAGTAGTCTTCAATCCATTCCCTTTTCTTGGGTTTGGCTGATGTCTTGAAGTCAATGACAGACAACTCAGGTTCACCATTTTCTCCAGTATGTTCTGCAATACAGTCAACAGAACCAGCGATACCCAGTTCAGTACTATACAATGCAGTTTCTTGACATAATATATTGTCAATCTTATCCAAGTCAGGTTTAGCCTGTTTGAATAGGTACTGAGATAAAGGAAGAACATCCGAGAAAGTATCTGAGTTGTTCAGATATTCTTCAATCAATGTATGTGCATCAGTACCACGGTGGGTAGCCTTACGAGTAATATTGTTGGCTTCTTGTTCACCAACCTTTGCTCTCCACTTTTTAAACTTGTCTTTGTTTCTCCAACTAATCACCGAAGTGATAGATGGCATTCTTACAAGTTCTTCAGTTCCAAATACTTTATAGTAACGAACTCCGTCAATACTCTCTCGTTCGATAGGAACGAAAGGAACATCCTGATGATTAAACATTACATACCAAGTTCAAGTTTAGCAATGATGTACTCCTTCACAAGACCACTTCTGCAGATATCCTCTGCGTTAAACTCAATTGTATCAAAAGATGGCATGTTCGTCAAGATTCTCATGAAGTCTGCGATACCATTCCGTTCGTTCTGTTTGGTAAGGTCAGACTGAGTTGCATCACCACAGAACATAATCTTCGAGTGTTCACCAATACGAGTAATCATCGAGTCCAGTTCATGGAAGTTCAGGTTCTGAAACTCGTCAACAATTACAATCACATTGTCCAGGGTCGTACCACGAATAAATGAGGTGGACCAGAAGGAGATGGTACCTTGTGCTTTCAAGTTGTTATACAACATCTCAAAAGAAGCATCATCAGGCATCTCAAACATATACTTCACCATATTCTTATATGGTATCTGATACAGAGATGACTTATCCTCGTGATCGCCAGGAAGAAACCCAATCTCTCTAGTGGGTACAAGGGACCTGACGATGTAGATCTTCTCGTAGGGTGTCCTAGGGTCTAGAACATCCAGAAGGGCGTTGTAAAGGGAGATGAAGGTCTTTCCTGTACCGGCACAACCATATGCAACAAGATTCTGTTGACTTTTGTATTTCTCAAAGAACAGTTCTTGATTTTCTGTAATTGGTTCTACCTTCTTGATGTAATCAAGATTAATCGGTTTCTTCCTCTTCATCGTCTTGTTGCTCATACCAAATGGTACGGGATTGGTGTTACCAATACCTGCTTTCTTTTTTACAGCCATAGGATGTTAATCGTAATGTTTTAGGGTACTACCTGGTTGTTGCCTAGCCTTTGTTATTACATCCTTCCACCCAGGATGTTTAGTATAGATCTTATTCAAGGGATCACCCATCTCAATACCTAAACAAGGAGCATTGTCTGGAGTGTAATACCTTGACCAGTCTGGATTATCTTTACACCACTGAGACCAGTCATGAACACTCATCTGAACTTCTTTGACTTCACCAGTGTCTTTGTGTTTTACCGGATATGTTGCCAAAACTTCACCTCCATTATGTTTGTGTTGATATTTATTACCACTCCAGGGCTTCTGAAATGACAGGAAATTGTTCTTTAAAAATCTCCTTACATGAATTTGCAATATCCATGTGTTCTTTCTGTGTTCCATGAGAGGAACGAAGTTCGATGTAATGAATCCAACTGCGAACGGAGCCAGTCATATACATTCTAGTTGGTGTTGCAAGTGGCAATACAAAACGAGCACACTCTTTTGCAACACCTACATCCAACATCTGATTATAAAGATTAGATGCAGAACTGAATAAGGTAATCATCTGACGATTGATTTTATCGACCACCTCAGGGTCAAGGTCATCAATACTATTCTGACGATTCTTATCATCCTGACGACGGAGTTCAGGAAGTTCGATCTCAGTATTCAAAAGATTAGTACTTGCATACCTTTGTGAGAACTCTTGAAACGTAAAACTCCTATGACGCAACACTTGGGCTGCAATACCTCTAGTAGTCTCAATCTCTAGCGACATAAACGCCTGTTCAAAAATAGACCAGTGCTGATGTTTAATACAGTACTTCAGAAGTCCTGCAAACTTTTCACTATCCTGATTGTTTGGATTACTTACACGAGCACAGTATGCAATCTGTTTTTCTGCGTCAGGTGTTACTGAGATTAGTTTGGCTTGATTCATCTTTGGTTTTAGACTTTAGTTGTTTACGTTCTTGTTTAACTCTTTCGACATAGAGTCTGTCACCTTCACTAAAAAGTTCAGGATGCTTGAGAATGTACTTGATTGCTTTTTTTGTTTTCATGATTGAAATACGTATTGAAATAAGAAACTATTCCATTACTTAACTGATTGCCTTGTGAAACCCAGGTGTCTACACATTCGTAAATGTCTTGGGTACTATATGACTCTTCTTCTATCTTGGTTCTTCCATACTTATTTAACAGGATACCAAGACACTGCTGACGAAGTACCATTCGGTCTTCAGAGTATCTCCAATCATCATTCATCATCTTCATAAACCTCATCATAATCTGGGAGTGGGGGTAGAGTTTCCTCTAGTTTTTGAGTGTAAGAATTAACATCAGAATAGACTTCTGATTCTAATGCATCAACCAAGAGTCTAAGATTTCTTGTAATAAGTTTAAGTTTATCTTTTTCCATAAAAAAAGGGAGACTTGTGTCTCCCCAGTCTATCAGATAACTGAACCTGTGACAAGTGTCACTTGGTGTAAGTACGACCACGGTAACAAAATGCACCATGGGTTTCACTTGACTTCACACAACGCGTATCATACTCAACACCACGATATGTAGTGTGATTGATTTGTGCATCATGAAGAGCAGATGCTTTGTTGATCTGCTTTTTGATCATTTGAAGTGTGTTCATGAGTTTACTCCTAAAGTAGTTGGATTTTTAGGCCCGTTCCTTTAGTCGTTTGCGTCCCTTGAAAGACAACCCATACCATGCCTACCTAAAAGGTTTCTAAGAATAATCTTTTTGTTCCTTTCAGAAAGGTAAGGGTCTTCCAATACAACTTCTGCAACCTCTCTCACATGTTGACAAGGCATAAAATACTCATCAGAATATGCCGGAGATGTTAGAAGCAATAAAGGTAGAAGGAATTTCATGGGATGAACGCTCCGTTCCGCGACTTACTTGCGTCCCCTCAGTGGGGATGAACGATAGGTCTATTGTAGACCAGTATATCTATTTAGTCAAGGGCACCGTATTCTTCACCTTCCTTAATTAGTTCAGAGACATAATCTTCTGTCCCATCGATGGTCTTAACCGCAAACAAATTAGACTTCTGATATTTTTTTATCTTTTTATACTGTTTAAGAAGAGCCTGGACTTGATCGGAGTCCATATCCAGTCCTTCGAACTTAATATCAAAACCGTTACTCATTTTTTCTTCTTTTCCTTTTCTTTTGGTGGAGGATTACCCCATAGTTTAGGACTGATTCTTCCTTCTGCCTGAGTGATAGTTTTAAAATCACTTCGATAGTTGTCCCAATAGTGGTCAAAGATATCAACTTGTTTTGTAGCGACTACAATATCAAAATGAGTATTTCCATCTTGGAGGTACTCAATTAGATATGCACTAGTAGGTAGACTTTTATCTTGTGCTAGTGTTGGGTCACAATCAGTATGAATAAATTTTATCTTATCGCTCAAGATCTACCTCCCCATTGGATATCGGGGTATGCGGATTCAACTACACCCTTATTAATTTTGTATTGACTTTCTATAAGTTTATCTTTCACAAGACAAAGAAGATTTGCTTCAGTTGGATGAAGAACCTCAAGAATTTGAATGAACATAGACTCCCTACGAGTTTTAGAGAGACTATCATTACCACCTTTGACAAAATGATAAAGGTTTCTATACTCTTTACGAAGAGAACTATGATCTGTTCCTACAGGAACATCATTCTTCTCAAAGGGAACTTCACCTTCTGGAAGCATAGACACTACAGTGTCATCAAAGTTCCAAATCAAAAGTGTAGTTACTGCGTCACAACGATATTCTTTCAGTGCTTCTACCTTTTTTGCTACGGTTCTTTGTCCAGAAACGTATTCAAAAATTTCATGAATGAATGGATTAGGTGGAAGTTTCTTTGGTGTAGTAACTTTTTTTGTTGATGTAGCCATGGTTATTAATAATTTTATTCAGTGTACAGTATTTATTTTATGATGTCAATGTTCTTCAGTACCAAAATCTTCTGGGGTATTGTCGAACCTTACTGCAAGAATGTCATCTGCAATAATCTGACCATTCTCGTCAAACATTTCTGGATGAGTTGGAATGTATGTAGAGTTCCTTTCGATAACGTATTCTTTAAGTAAGTAACCTATTACACCACCGACCAGTAAAAACATTACTGAAATAACTGTGGATAGGGTCAATGTGACTGCTAACATTTTAGTCCTCCGTTTTCCTTATATCAAAGGAGATATCTAAGAAAAAATGAAACTCTCTTTTACAGAGAGAAACCATCTTTCCAAACTTGACTTGAAAAGTTTTTGGTTGTTCCCTCCTGTTTTTATTTCTAAGAAGAAGTTCAAACCCCCGATTCATCTTTAGGGGTGACTCATCGTTATTTAGAGGTTCTTCCTTTCCTTCCTGGTCTTTTGTCATTCATATACCTACCTGCATCATTAATGATACTCTCAAGATAATTTTTTATTTTACGGGCATCTGGTTTACCAAGGTGACCATAACCTTCTCGTAATTGTTTATGAGTATCGTCACCACCACCTTCTAGATAACCTTCGAGATCTAAGATAAGAGATTTTATCTCTGCTGCAGTGCAACTCATTAAGAACTCTTCTACAGTAGTTCTGGTAGATTTATTACTCTTCAGATACTCATACATATCCAACATAAACTTACCTTGAAAGGCGTAGTCTATCGTATGTTCGACTGTATCGTAGAGATCTAAATCCATCAAACCAAATTATTTTCTCTCAGGTATTTAACAGTTTCTACACATCCGCCAAGGTTTTTACCATCTACGGTTATTTGTGGAAAGGTAGAACCCTCTCCAAACTCAGAATAAAATTCCTCCTTTTCAAAGTCTCTTCCTAACTTATATTCAACATATCTTTGTTCTGCTAACTGTAATGCCCCTATTACTTTACCGCAATATGGGCATCCAATTTTAGTATAGACTGCGAAATTATTTTTGCTCATAGTAGTATCAAGAATGGAATTGATAGAATTAAAATCGAAATAATAACACCCCCCACTATATTAATAAGCAGGGGGTGAAGACTGAAAGGTTCTTCAGACATGATTAACTCATCTGTGTGAATATTTATTAACTTTTAGTTTTTTCGTACAGAGAAAACTCAGCCTGTTCAGGTGTCAAGAAACCGAGTTCTTTTCTCTTCTTGTTTGTGTTACTAATGATAAGTGCAGCCGAAGTAATAGGGGGCGCAACAGAAAGAGTGAATCCAAAATCAATCACACTCAAAGGAACAGCACCAAGTGCAACAGCAGATGCAATCAATGTGGGTTTCCAGTACTTAGTCTTTGCACCATAGTATACTGATGCTGCTGGAGCCAAAAGAAAATGACTGATACAAACTCCCCAACCACGCACAGATGCCTGACGGATTTCGTTCATTTCTTGTTGAGCCTTGAGGTAGTCAGTGTATTCCATAAAAAAAGGGGTCGTTTGACCCCCTCATCATATCACTGTTCGTTCTGCTTGTAAAGGTCTTCAAGTCGTTCTCTTGATAGATCCACATACATAACCTCCTCACCTTCTCTAGGTGCCTCGGGATGCTTTCGTTTGGGTGGTTCGGGTTTCATGTTTAAAGACATGATGTTTGACCACACCATTGCAAATGCAGC